GTCTGTACCCGTACCGCTCTTAAAGAGTGGAGGAGGAACCTCTTAGGTCCACCCTCCTAATCATCTTCATAATATATGAAGGCTCCATCAATTTGGAGTAATCTATTATTAGATTCACTGGGTCTAGCTTTTAAGATCCTAACTCGGCGAAATCTGCCGTCAGTTCCCCAGTAGAGCTCTGCTTCGGGGTCAAATAAATCATTACCATCATTTTGGTAATCAGCCCAGGAGATCGCCCCTGGGTCTTCTATTACTTCCATCTCCTCAATGGAGTCTCCCTTATAACTAGGGGCGTTGTACAACATTCCACATGTGTACATACTTGGTCTCACTAAGAAGACCAGAGGGTCGGAAAACCCTCTTCCATACAGGAGATCACCTATCCTGTTAGCGAGTCTAGTATCGCTACTTACCAGAATTACATTTCGGTGCAACTCGGAGTCTGCTCTCCGGTTCAACTGGGCCACGATCCAGTTATCGGATTCCATAAATAGATGGATCCTTTCTTTAAATTCCTCAGGAATTCTGTAATTGTCCCACCTAAGCGATGGGACTATCTCATCGATCACTCGGTCCATGAGTAAGAGGTTATGTCTTGCATATTCCTCCCATCTCTCCCGCTCCTCCGGGAGACTTAAGAAGAGATTGTCTCTTCTTTTATAGCCTAATGATAGGTATCTTTCACGAACCATTTCACTCGTGTCTATGAAGAAATTTTCTTCATCATCGGGGGTCAACCCCGGACTCCTCCATCTAGTGAGTAGCACTGACAAATGTTCAGTGCTTGTCTTTACATCGGTTCTTCCGATATTAACCTCCGGTATCGGAAGTGAGAGTTTTCTGGGGCTCCTCCCGGAAAATAGATCTTTGTAATAGATCTTTTGCGCTATATTCATTATAGCAGATATTGGTGTACTCAGACACCTTAAGCTGCCAAGCAACTTCTTATCTGTTTCGTCACCTGGACGAATTATCCAGCTTTCTGGAATAAATTTAGACACATCGTCTATATTACAGACCCATGAGGTTCTGTTAACAAAGGAGACTTCTCTCCTAGTTTGCGTATATTTACCTATATACGTCTTTGAGTAGTTCTGCTCTACCCTATAGTGGATCTCTCTGGATCTACTGGACTTATCCATCATGCGGATAATGAATTCTGGATCATTATAGTAAGATCCATTACCCCCTAGGATTTCAGGGAGGAAGGGACAGAAGCATTCGCTGTCCTGAGGTAGCCACATATTTTGGGCTAATACTGCTCTCATATACATTGGTGAGAGTGTAGCGTTGAGATTTGATACCCAACGGGCTTCCTTGCCTAACAAGGAAAATTTTCCTGCACGTGTATAGGAAAATGTGTCCGTTTCCAAATGGACATCTAACATTAACCGAATTCTCGGATAATCTATGTAAGGGATTTGTCTCCCTGACTTTAGGCAGGCCATTGTGGTCTCCGCCTCGTATTGGGGTATTAACATACCCTCCTCGCAGTAAAATACTCCGAGTTTGGAGATGAATGTATCATCCTCCGAGATCTTGAAGTCAATCTTCCTGAGCTCATTTAGGTGGGTCTCCACCTCTTTCTTTGTTCCTAAACGAACAACATCATCACCAACACAACTCCCTGGTGACTTAACTATGCGGAATGCATAGTCTTCTACTACTGTTAGTAGAACTTTGGTGAAGGGATCCCCCATCATCCATCCTCGGGTTCTCCAAACCCGTCTTTTGTTCTCTATGTACGCATACATAGGACCATTATACATCCTCCTCGCTATCATGAGGAAGCCCCGGGGAAGACCCCGGGAGACTCCTATTCTAATTAGGAAACGCCAAACCTGCTTTGACACTGATAAGTTACCGTAATCGGTAGCTGTTTCGAGGTCTGTGCTTAGACCCCATACATTTCCTGGTTCAAGATTTGACCAGGACCTCCTCTCCTGAGGATTGAGATTTCGATATCCGAAATTCCAAAGATGACGTGCTTTTGTCATCCCACTTATTAGATGTTTATCTCTGATACATGGCGCATAGCAATGTGCCACACAGTGCATAATTACACTATAAAAATAACTACGTACAGTTATTATACGAGCCTTTGAGGGCTCAGAAACAGTGTGGACTCGTACCACATGGAACTTCCATTTTTCATGGAAATATTGATCAATCGCAAGATTGATGATATCTGTCGGACTCCGACAGGGTCTCGGAGGGAACGAGTCCGTTACCTCTAGAGTGTCGAGATTGTAACTACGACACAAACACTTGGTTCTTACCAAGTCTTGAAGGAATGCCGTTTGGCCTCCTTCCTCCCTAGTTTTCTCAAAGCATGAACTAGGTCCACATGATATCTTCATGTAAGCAGGGTCAACCCTACGAAACTTTTCGACACATTCGAAGAGCCGTGTCTCATCTAATGAAACATATGTAGAAGGTGTAGTTATCACCTTTTCGAACTTAGTTCGAGCTTGATCCATCATCCTGGAATCTGCCAAACCGGTAGCTCTGGTTTGACTTACAAACAACACTGCTTGTAATCTCTTATGGTGACTTGTTCCACCAATCTGTGTAATAAATTTTTTACACATCTTAAGATACGTACTCATATCTCGCATACCAGACAAGCAATTTGTCTGGGTATAGAAAC